CTTCCACTTCGTCTTCGTCTACGTCGACATCTTCTTCGAGATAGTAACCAATCGCTTTGTCTAAGTTAGCATCAGAGCCAAGTGCATCTCTAAACGCTTCGTCGGTACTACCAATGTCAGCACATAAATCAACATATTTTTCTGCTACTGTTTCGATGTGCTTCTTGTCTAAGTACTCTTTAAACACTTGCCACACTTCGATAATATCTGAACCTGAATCCAATTTATACTCCTTAGTTTACGTTATACGAATATAGTTATTCGTTTGGTTGATCTTCAACATCGGTTTCGACTTCGTCGTCTTCAACTTCAGGACTTTCTTTAGCCTTTGCAAGTTTAGCGGCAAAGTCTACCATAATTGTGTCAAGAGCGTCACCGCCTGCTTCCCACACTTTACGATACTCTTTGATCTCTTCACCTGTAGAGTCTGTGTACCTTAGTCTGTTTCCGTCTTTAACAAGCATTCCTTTTTTCTCAAACAAGTCAACTAAACCACTGTATGGGTTCATACCTGTTTCATAAGGAATTTTAACTTGTACGCCTTCGAACGGTTTTGCATAACGAGTTTTCATTACTTTACAACCAGCTCTAATACCACGTACTTCGCTTATCTTGTTACCGTCTTGATCTTCTTTTAACTTCATTTTCTTCATTGCAACAACAATACTTGATGCATAGATAAAGCCTTGACCACCTGATATCTTATCGTCTGGGTCAAACATATCTTGTGAAGCGTATGTGTGATTAGTACAAACTAATCCTACGTTACAACTACCAATCATGTTAACAGTATTACGGACTAATGAAGTTAGTGCTTTAGGCTTACGACCCATATCACCTTTCATATCACCCTTGTTAAACTGGTCAACATCTGTAGGTGTAAGTAACATACCTAAACTGTCAACTACAAACAAAATCTTAGGACGTTCTTCGTCTGGCATTGTTTTATAGTCAATCATAAACGTACTAATAGTTTTAGCAACGTCATCAATCATTGACATGTTTAGTTTAAGAAGTTTATCTTCTGATGTATCAACATCGAGAGCTTTAAGCCAACTCTCATCAAGTGCGTTCTCTGAGTCAATTAAGACTACAAAGATACCTTGATCTTGTGCCGCTTTTACAATGTTACCTGCACAGATATAACTTTTACCTGCACCAGATTCTCCTGCAAAAACAGTAACCTTACCTAGTGGAACACCTTTGTGAAAGTCGCCACTAATAAGATAATTTAAGGCATAGTTACCTGTACTAATCCAATCAGTTGGATCGTTAAATCCACTACTCATGCCTGTGATTGATTTAGTTAAGTTTTTACGAAACTTAGAAACGTCAAATGCTTTATTAGCCATTGTATCTCCTTATCAGATTATTCCAAGTAGGGTGTAGCATTTCTACTACACCCACTCAGTTTTTAACTAGCCTTGGCGTGAACGGATCATTGCAAGAATGTCTTCCGCTTTGTTACCATCGCCTGCCGCTTCAGTTACCGCCGCTGGTGCTTGTGGCACTACCGGTGCAGTTGCTTGTGCTACTGCTGGTGCATGTTGAGACTGTGGACTCGGTGTAGTTGCTTTAACAGGATCGCCTGTTGCCGCTCTTACGCCTGCTGGTCTAAAGTATTGACCAAATGCTTCCAAGTCGTATGCTTCACCATCAACTGATGCTTCAAACATTTTCTTGATAACTTCAACTGCTACTGGGTCCGGCTTCTTCGGAAGGTAGTCGCTCATGTTATACAAGCCATTGTCTTCAATTGCCTTATACTCTGCTTCATCTAACGGACGCTCTCTACGAGACCAGTTTGATGTTGAGTAATCAGCATATCCGCCTTTGGATGTTTTAGCAATCCTAAAGTCTACACCTGCGGTATAGTCTGTCGGTAGCTCGTTCATATCCGGATCCATTAATGCTCCCTTAATAATTTGGAAGATTTGTGGGCCAATTATAAAACGTCTGATTGGGTTTTCTGGAGTTGTATCCTCGCTAATACCGTTATCAGTCACAAAGCCTTGGAATACGTATGAACGCTTCTTCCAATACTTTCGACCCATATCTTCTAGCTTTGGATCTTTGAACCAAGCACGTACTTCGGAAAGTACTGGACACGTATCACCATACATTTCCATACAAGGTACTTGTACCTGTACTGGACGAGAATCTGTCTCGCCTTTAATTCCAGCAAATGGAAGTTTGATCATCAAACGTTCTTGCCAGAAAAATGTATTATTTTCGTCACCATCGGGTAAGAATCGGACAGTACTGTTCGTTCCTTCTTTCAAGTTCCAAAATGGGTAAATTGCGTTGTCGCCGCCGCTTGAGTTGTTTGAACCACCTGTGCGTGATTCCTGCTCTTTGAGTTTAGCTCTAATTTCTGCTAAAGTTGCCATAGTTATGCCTCCTATATGTTTTTAAGCCTATGTGCTTTTGTGTGGAATATTCCACTGTGCCTATTTGTGTAGTAGCACTATTATAGTGTACTACAGATATTTAGTAAAGTCAACCGTTGGGTTGCCAAAAAAGTGATTCTTAGTTATTAATGCCTGCTAACGATTTGATTCTTTCCATCTCGTTATCTTTTCCTGCCATTAGTCTGCCTATCATCTTCTCAGCTACTGGTACGCTGTTTTCACCAAATTCTTTTTCACAAGCAGTAATTACCGCTTGTTCGCCTTTTGGAAAGTTGTTAGTTGTGTAGTCATAATAACTCTTAACTAGCTCTTCTAACTTCTGTCCTGGTGTTCTATCATCACCTTCTTCGCCGTCCATATCGTCCGGAGTGTCAGGGTGCATCATCTGTCCTTTACTATTGATTTTGACATCCATAGTATCGTCGTCTTCGTATTTGTCAGCATCTTTTTGTAATGCCTTTTTACGTTTAATTATTTCAGCGGATAATTCTGGATCTTTTGATGTCTCTGGATCCATTTGAAGATCTTGCAATGCTTTTTGTTTAGCATCGTAGTCATCTTTATCTACTGTCTTTGTATACTGTGATTCTGTTTCAAGATCACCTGTATCAATTTTATTCATAACTGCTGGGTTTTTTCCTTTAAGATATTTCATTACAAGTGGTCTAACGCAAGTGTCTGCGTCTTTCTGGCCAACTTGTTTAAACATGTCAAGTAGCATCGGATCGTCTATAACGCCCTTCATGCTTTCGATAGCATTTGAGCCGTTGATACCAGCTGGAAAATGCTGAGACATTAAGCCATTAATCTTTTTAACCGCGGCTTCTATTTGTCTCTCGTCGCCATCAATTAATGCATTGTCATTCTCTCCTACGATTGAATCCATGTGTCTTTCAAATTCCATTTCTGGAGTTTGTACTTCTGCTTCGGCAGTTGCCTGTGCTTCGCCTGTGCCTTGACAATCATTACAGTCTTTATCACCATGTTTGCCTGTTCCATCACAATGAGCACAATCCATATCACGCCCGCCACCTTCGCCTAGTAACTCTTCTGGCGATAATTCTTTTGCTGTTGTTACTTCACTTACTAGTCTATATACGTAAGGGAATACATCTTTTAATTCTTCGTTAAATGTTCTAATAGTTAATTGATCAATCCAATTTTCTGCAACATCTTCTGGAACATTTTCATTTACTACAGGAGCAAAGGTTGCAAATGTTTCTGTATAATATGCTTTGCGTTGTAGCTTTAGTACTTCTGTTTTGATGTTTTCTAATCTTACATCTACTGCTTCCATGTAACCTTTTAAGCCTTCTGCCATTACGCTTGAACGGTTCATGTAAGTTTTAAATTTACGTAGCTTGTTTAACTCTGTTGACATTTCAACAATGTGCTTACCAAAATCATCATACAAGTTTCCACCTTCACTTACGTGTCGGGCCATTGCTCTTGCACCGTTTAAGTGTCTGAATGGATATTTAAATCTTTCGCCATCAGCACTTTCAATATACATGCTGTGTACGTTTTGTGTTCTTGATCCAGCAACTTCTTGGTTGACTGGCTTTGTATGTTTTAGTACTAAACGAGCAGTATCAATGTTTTCGAAACTTGTTCTGCTTGTGCCGTACATATTTGATTCACTCATTTGGGTTTCTCCGGCAGTTCTTGTTAAGTGTGCATAATCTCTTTTGTCGAGGTTGCTTTTTGTAATATCTCTTGTGTCAAAGTTTAACATGTGTTTTTTTGCAAAAATACGGATCTCTTTTAAAAAATTATACCAATTATTTTTTTCACTTTCCCCTGCTTCTGCCATAAAGTCTTGATTGTATAGAACTACCACACCGTCTTCGTCTAGTGTAATACTTACCTTACCTAATACTTCTTGTCCTTCTTTATAATCGAAGTCAAAGTACTTTGCAAGTTTTGGGTCATCAGTTACTGTGCCCTGTCCGTCACCAATTGTGACTGAAGGGAAACGCCCTCTAATCTTAGCGAATAATTTTTCTGATACTGGTTCTAAGTTGTTCATGTTAATATTTATCTCATATTAGTTGAAACGAAGATAGGCATGGGCGGTTCGTAATCTTCGGATGATTCTGCCTGGTTAAATGTTTCATAAATGCGTGGATCCCAGTCTTTTAGTACTGCGATTACACGCATTGCTAGTAGAGTAGCACTTACTAAGTCGTCTGTTTCACCCGGTTTTGCTTTAAAACTACTGCCACTAGCTACAAAGCCTTTAAGTTCTGTTATTAATACTTTACTATTTACTTCTAGTTTATCTGTTTCTATCATAGTTTTTAAGCGACTACATGCACTAATCTTAGTACTGTGTGTAGTGTTAAACCCTTTGCGGAACTTACGCACATGGCCTTTACGCATTGGCTCACTGGTAAGTAACCCTGGTATGTTCTCTTCTCCAAGATCTCTAATAACAATTAATGCACCTTCTCCGATGCTGTTGTTTTCAACGCTCCAATAAATATTTTGCCCGTTGGAATTACACTCTTGTTTAATATATTCGCAGATGTCTTTTAAAACTCTAATCTGACCTGGTATAGCTGTTTGATTATGTCGCCACTCTGCTACTTGTTTATAAGTAGGTACTTCAAATACTTGTATAGCCGCATAATCGCCACCAGTACCCATACTAGGATCAAGTGAAACAACATAGCTATTATCGCCTGTTGGCTTCTTGTACCAACGTGTTTGTCCCATATTTAATATAGGTTCTTTACCTTCTAGCGTAGCAAGTTTAATTGAGTTAATTAATGTTTCATCGTAAATTAAGAATTCACAGCCGTACTCACGTCTAAACTTCTCTTCACCAATACGACCAATTTCATTCTTCTTCCATTCTTCATCTCTATCAGGATGTTCATCCCAACTACATGTAAAACCAAAGAATCCGTTTTCACCTAGTATTGCTTCATTACCATGTTCGTCAAACTTCTTTTGGCTTTCTTTCCAAATAATAGCAAAGGTATCTTCATCACTGTTTGGTGTACTTGTAATAATAGCACGACCACCTGTTGCTAGTGTAGGAGATATAGAAGTCCAAAATTCAGTAGCAATGTTTGGGTTTACAAACGCAAACTCATCACAGTATAGTAATGATATGGACATACCACGTCCTGTGTTACCTGTTGTAGTAGCACTAACAATACGTGATCCGTTTTCAAATTCCATGCTACCTTTGTTGTAGTTAGTAACACCTGCTCTAATATGATCTGGACACATTTCATACACGTATCTAATACGTTGCATAATTTCTTGTGCGCCTGTGTACTTGTGTGCGGCAATTAGAATAGTTTGATCTGGATGAAACATAGCATACCAACACAAATAAATTGCGGCAGTAGTAGTCTTACCAGTTTGTCTAGGTAACATATTAATGTTAAAACGATAGTCGTGATAACTTTGAAGCAAACGTACTTGATATGTAAA